AACTTTTACGCCCTGTTTCAATTCTGAAGCGTCGGTAAGTTCAGGGAATTCAAGTTCATTCCCGTTTACATCGGAAAGCATAAGGGCCTTGATCTTCAGTTTCGCCATGATCATCTTCAGAAACTTTTCAAAGCCGCTGATTTTTTCTACAACTTCTTTATTATCCATTTGAGTATTATTTGATTTAAGTTTTGCAACTGCATTAATGGTAGGTCTTACCAGTGTGGCAAATCCTAACGATTCAACCTGCTCCGGGGTAAGTGGTATGTTCTCACCCATAAAGGCTTTAATCACGTTCACATCTGAACCCGTGGCGTTGGCATACCATTTAGCGTAATCGGATTCAACCTGTTGAAGTTCTTTTGAAGCGGCGGCCAGTTCATCGGAAGTTCCTTCAACGGCCCCCCACGGGTTATGAATTAAGAACACACCCTTAGCGGGGTCAAATGTTCTGAATCCTTTAGGTGCCAGGGTAAATATCTTACTGGCAGCGCTGGCAACGTTCCCGGAATTTTTAGAGATTATCTGCTTTTTAGTGGCCTGTAATACCTCAATCATCTTGTCAGCAACGTCAACGAATCCACCGTCGGAGGCAATATCAAGCTCTAATACATCTGCTGTTTGAGCTTTATTGATATGGAGCAAAAGGTCTGAGAATTGGAAATATAACTGCTTGTCGTCTATACTCTCAGGTGATCCTATCAAACCATGAACCGGAACTGTGTAAACAGGCATCTGTTAATATTATTTCTTGCTAAAATAATGTTTGGCAAGATTAATTTTTTAATTTAGTGCCTGATTACTACTTTAATTTACACTTTCATACCATGCCAAACACAAAGGAAAAAAAGGCTGATAAGCCCATCAGTGTGAAGTTTAAGCAGTCCACACTTGATGCGATTTATAAGGCTTCATGTGTTGAAGATCGTCCGTTCTGGCAGATTGTTGAACGGTCTGTAAGGAGGGATTTGAAATTAGAGGATAAATAAAAAACCCGGCTGTTATACCGGGTTAGTTTTAGTGATTTAAACCTCCATGAACTTTTTCTTTGATTGGAGGATGTTAACGTCGTCTTGTGATGGAATAATGTTTACTTGTAATCCTCTCCAATTAAATTTAGTCTCACCTCTCAGATATTTCTTAACATATACAAGCCGTTCATCCATGTTGTAGGTTTCAACCCTGTGTCGTCTATAGTGCGACTTCACGTAATGCAATATAGCCTTCTTTCTTTCTGCACCTTCCGGTATGTTTCTTAATTCAAATATATCATTAAATGATTCTGGATGAATTGGTATTTTTATTCCAATTGAGTTATCGTTTTCCCTTATATAAACGAACCATTCAAAGTAGGCCGTAAATGATACAATTACAGCATAAATAATATTAAAAACGTTATCAAGGTATGTTCCTATGCTTTCTTTAATATTTTTGTCAATAGCATATTTGTCATAATAAAACCTGTAATCAAGAGGAAAATATACAGGGAATGGATCGTTGAAAATGTATCCCTGGTTAATAAGATTTTTATGTAATTCATCGTAAGCAGTCTTATCAATTTTGGCTTCGTAATTCTTTATCTCATCTTCACTGACGGCATTGATTTCATTCATTTTTATTTCCTCAATAATTCCAACCACTTTATCATATGCTTTTTTTAAGGTAATATAGTCGCCGTGAAATTTATCGAATCTCATTCCTGCGTTAGTAAGAAACCACTTCTCTGCTTTTGATGAATAAAATCCATACTGTAACTCACACATGAATCGTGATTTTTTTATGAATGGCCTTTTCTCTATATCATTCATATATTTTATGTGTCTCACATAAGCTATGTTTGATAGGTTTAATAATTTGACATTGATATTTTTGCAAATTTTTATCATATCGTATAGGGTCTTTTCATCCCCAAATAAAAATTGCAAATTATCATTGCCAAGTTTTTCAATATCGAATAACCATGCCCCGTCAAAAGACTTAATATTGAAAGGCTTTATAGATTCATTATAGCGCATCATTGACGATGGGTTATTCAATAACATCAACCCCCATTCTAATTTGTCAATGAATTTATCTTCAATTTCTGGAAGTTTAATGCTATCACAAAAAGACTTAAATGTTTTTCCGCTACTAGATATTAAGTCTTTATTTTTGTAGTCGCCAAATTCATTCATGATTTATAAAATTTAAAATCCCACAGGTTTCGGGTGGCGGCCCTACTCCCTATGGGATAAATTTCTTTTTTCTGCCGCCACAGAAATACATTCGAATATAACAGTTTATCTCAAATTTGCCAAATAAATCTTTAGCAAAATTACAACGTCGACACTTTTTCTTTTACCGTTGCATCCTTTTGCTTTGCCTGAACGTCATCAATGACAAGTACCGTGTTGGTTTGCGGCACTTCATTACCTCCCGTTACCGTATCCCTGCTTACTATTCCATTACCGATACTTGTCTGAGTGCTTTGCATTCCCTGGCTTGCTCCCATTACAGCGGTTGCAGCGGACGGTCCGGAACTTCCGGCATCTGCACTCCCACCCCCGGAGCCATCTGTCTTAACGGCAAGGATCTTTTTTACATTGGCGATACCCATGGCCACGGAAGCGGCAGCGGCGACAATACCGGCAGCGATACCCACCGGGCCGGGTATGGCAGATACCATACCGCTATAAGCGGCGGTTGCACTTCTGAACGTGTCTATGGTAGTTGCAGCAATAGCGGCAGCTTTACCGGCGGCGGTTGTTTCCCCGAAGATAATAGCAAGGTTCTCGGCGGCCTGCTGGGCGAGTGATAATTTAGCATCCCGTTTCGCCTGTTCAATTTTCTTTTCGGCAGCGGCGTATTTCTTTTCAATGAGTACCCGGCTGGCTCCGATCTTTTCGGCTGCCCTTAACTCCTGCTGTTTTTTCTGTTCAAGGGCCTGAGCTTCTGCATCCAGTTGACCGAACAAAGACTGTTCAAGGATAGCCTGCTGATTCTCCCAATCCATTTTAACGGCTTCGGCTTCATTGGCCCGGAAGGTTTCGTTTAAGGATGCAATGTCATTATTGAGCGTTTCAGTTACACCCTTCCGCTCTTCTGCCATTTTCAGGAATTCATCAAGCTCGGTACGCATAACCTGAACAGCGGCCTCGGCTTCCTTTCTTTGCTGTTCAATCTTCTCTTCTGCAAGGTCATCCTGAAGTTCCTTTATAAATCCGGTGTATCTTGAATTGTTCCGCTTGTTCTCTTCATAGAAAGCCGTATCAGCGTTAAGCCAGTTGGCATAAAGCTGTTCAATATCTTTAAATTTAGCCTCGTTGTTATTGCGAAGTGTCTTTAAACTTTCACTGGCTTTTGCCTGTTCCTCATCGGTCATCTTAATGAATTGTAAAATGTCCTCTTTTCTGAGCCCGTTCTTTTGTGCCAGGTACATCATTTCATTATTGAGCTTCTCCTGTGCTATTTTTGCATTGTGAGCGGCTTCTTCTTCGCCCAACCTCATAGCTTCCTCCAGTGCTGCCTTACGTGCCGATGCTGATTTGGTGCGATCCTGTGAGGTGAATTCAAGTTTTGCAATGGCGTTCCGGATCTCAGCGGACCGGGAAATATAATTATTCTCTGAATCTTCAATAGCATCCAGTGACATTTGATAGTCGTATGCTGCTTTGGTTGCTTCCTTTAACTGGTCACCGATACCGGAAACCGTTTCTTTAAACTTCTCCCCGGCCTCCCGAAAGTTACCTGAGAATAACTCTTTAAACCCGCCGATCAATGCCACGGCTCGTGTTCGTACTACATCAAAGATTGCTTTGATTTGCTCCATGCGTGCCTGTAACTTTGTGGCCCCTTCATCGGTTGACTTGAAAGCCTTAAACAATCCGGCAAGGGCACCAACGATTAACCCGATAACCAGAACAATAGGATTTTTTAACAGGGCTTTGAATGACTTACCAAGCGTATTAACACCTGATGCAGCGTTACCAAGCGGGCCGGGTAACTGGCTGAGTGATTCAGCATAGTTACCAACGTTACGCCGGGCGTCACCGGTTGCCATCTCTTCAGCCTTAATGGCGTTGGTAAGGTCAAGTTTTTCCTTTGCCAGCTTTTTACCTACCTCTGAGTTCTTCCGTTCTTCCTCGGATAATGCAGACCATTGTTTACTGATAACTGCCAGCTTTGCCCGCATCTGATCTATTGACCCGATTGTATCATTATCAGCCTGGATAACCTTCTGTAACATATTCTCATGTGAACGGAGCTGAGCGGTTGCGGCCTTATACTCCGCTGACAGTTTCACATATTCAACAGAAGTTTCGCCGGTGGTTGCTTTTGCCTCGGACATGGCAGCCTTCAATGATCCGATCTGCTTTTTATATTCGATAGCTTCACGGAGTGCCTTTTCCATGTCAATCTGGATCTCACCAATTACAATTTTTTCAGCCATTAGTCAGGTATTTTTATTAGTTCTATTTCGGTTGCCTCTGTGCTTTTCTCCGGGTTGTATGACTTAATCTTATTCAGGAAGAAATACCCGTTTAACTCCCGGACGTAATACCGGGCGAAGTATGCCAGCCTGTCAACTTCAAGTAAGCTCAACCAGCGTTTTATCTTGTAGAATACCGGATATTCAACCATATCAGCGAATACATTGTATTCATTATCTATTGAGTAAAGTTGAGCTATAGGCAGGATAGCGAATGCCGACACTTCAACGTCCTCATCCATGCTTTTGACCGTGGTTGAAGCATTGCCGGAGGATACAAAGAACATGAAGTATCCGAGTGTGTCAGCGGGTGAGATATCCAGTACCGTATCGCCACCGGCAACAATGCCTGCAGGAAAAAAGGCGTCGATATCAAACAGGCTTTCATCCGGACTGCCAACATCAAGATTCTTGTTTTTACAAACAATCTTCTTTGCCCCGGTAAGTTGATCACCCCCTTCATATATCCCGGAAAACTTGATATAATTGTTCTGGTTATACCCGTCAATGGTCGGACTGAATACCGGAACACCGGATATTTTACCGGATAAATCAATAACGGGAGCGTTCCGGATTTCATCAAACCGTCGGATGATATACTGGACCGTACCGTCAACGAATGGCACCTGATCAATCAGGCAGTTGAATATCTGAAAGAATGTTTTTGTAAAATCAAACAGGGTTTTATCCTCCTTTTCAATCTTCGTATCTTCCGGAAGGAATGAGCCCACGTTATCAAATTGAAAATAAAACCCGGCGCCGGTATGTACTATACTTAGATTACGCAAAGGCGTATACATAACGGATGCGACCGGGTCATTAAAAACGTTATAAGTCAGTACTGAATCCGTGACTGACAGGTTTATACCGTATTTATCTTCAATGAATTCAAATATTGTTTTGCAGAACACACAGAAATGACCACCCAAACCACGTTTAAGGGTGCCTCCCACGGTACTCGAGTGCTTCAGATAGAGTGATCCGAGGTCTTCAACAAAAGCCTCACCCTCTAAAGGGTCATACTTTGCCAGGTTCGATATCAGGAAGGGTAAAACAACCCCGTCCGTGGCTGCAATATACGGAGCGATGAAGTCGGCAAAGGTTCCGACAAATGGACTTGTTGCTGATGGCAGCGCCTTTTCAGTCTGTAACCATGTAATGAATTCACTTTGGAAAGCCGGCCAGCTAAAATCCTGCATTTGAGTCCATGCTGAATCCTTTTCAAAGGCAAACACTGATATCCGTTCACCGATCTCCGTTACCCTAGCAGAACCTTTGCGGATAAGCGCCTTATTCTGGTTCCAGTATTCACAGGTCATGGCATTATAAACGGACAATGACAGCGATTGAGGATTACCGGCAAAGCCGATTATCCGCATGTTATTAGCAGTCTTCGGGATGGTGAATTTATTGGAAACAGCAACCTTCCGGGAGCCTGGTTCTTTAATATCATATCCCTGGAAGTCTATGCCGATAGCTGTCTGCTCGTCGATGTCAACCTGCTGGCCGTTAATCTTCAGAAGTCTCATTCAAGTTGTTTAAATATGTACTCGCCACACCTTCAGCGATATAGTCGTCAATGTTCAAAAAGAAATCACTTTGGAATTCATCTGAATCAAAATGATCTTTGAACGCCTGTTCAGCCTCCAAAGGAATAAGGTTTAACGCCCTTTCCTTGATCTGATTGATGTTAAGTTCGATTGTCATGACCTGAATACTTTATTGTCAATTATCTTGAAATTCGACACTTCAAATATTTCCTTATCGTATTCCACAAAGGCAAAACCGAGATTCCATTTATTATTCCTGGCATATTGCGGATGCTCTTCGCACAGGTGACCGGTTGACCAACAGGAAACAATATGACCATCCAACCGTGGATCTGAGTGTTGCGATGTTCTATGAAGGTGTGAACATATTGAACTATGGTTAGTCTTTAAAAATAATGTCCTGGCAGGGTTTACACTTATTGACTTCATCCCTACCTCATGTCCGTGCAAAACCGGAAGTTTACCGAAGTAAATTATACGCTGATCCCGAACAAGTTCAATACCCCTGGCAAGTAAATTGAAATTGTTCTCAAACCTGAATACATCAAGATCGAGTAATTCAGGGGCTTTATTCATTAAAAAGTTTTCATAACGCTCGTCATGATTACCTAACTTGTAAAATATTTTTACTGAAGGGAACGCTCTTTGCAATACATCGAGCATCTGATTACCGGCCTCAATTTCCTGCTTGAAAGTTCTTTTTCGTGGGTCATGTTGGAATTTACTCAACCCGTGAAAGTCCATGAAGTCACCGTTTATTAAAATTGAATCAATGTTTAACTTCTGAGCGTATTCAAGCATTAAAAGCACCCCGACGTAGTTATGATAGGGAACATGAATATCTCCTATAACCAACGTTCTTTTATGGACCGTTGGCATAATATAAGGTTCGTATGAAGATTCAAACGATTCTGGTATATTATATTTTTTCGATAACTCTGAAAGGTCGAACATAATTTTTATTTGTTAGGTTATTCTTCCTCTTCTCCCCGCAGGCACCACGGTAATGCCGTATAATACTTCTGGCATCTTCGAGGTTTGTAAACAAGGCTACGTTATCCCTGTAAACCATCCTGGCCAACATCATAGTGCTTGCATTCGGATACTTTTCAAGGTATTCCATAATAACCTGTGCACCCAGTGAAATTGGCCTCATAATTCATCAATCTTTATTATCTGAGAAATATTAACCTTGATATTACTACCTCCGTTAATATGAAATATTGTGTACTTATCTGTTACCTCTTTACACTTGCCGGCTATTTTATTCGGATACATACCTTTCGTTTTGTAATAAAGCGTTATAGGTTTATTTATCCTTTCAATTATGAATTCTTTGAAATTGATAGCCATGGTTAGTTTTTAGTAATCGCATATATTTCCGGGAGTGTTACATCAATTGATACTTTACCGAACTTCGCCTTTCTTCGTCTGCTGATGCCATCACCGGATACCTTCACCTGTACCCAATCCTGAAGTCTGTCATTTGACCCGGTGCCAACATACAGATAAACCAGCGGCGAAGTGTATATGCCAGATAGCTTTTCCAGTTCGTCGTCTGAAACATTCCCGGCTGTCAGGGTTATAGTCCGGTCGCAGGAATAACCCACCTGTTCGCTGTCGGTCTGTGAATTCAGGATTGATGTTACAAACTTGGTTACCTCACCCTTGCTTTTTACCTTGTCCTTTTGTTCCCATCGGTCGTTAAACGGGAAAAAGCGGAACCGTCCGGAGCCGTCAATGTATTTCAGTATCCGGAAGTTTGAACAGTACTGCTTTGCGATAACCGTAGCAGTGCTGGCAAGTGAACCGTTTGTGTACAGCTTTACAGTCGTTATCCCTTCAGCGGAAGGCACAACCTTAACCCGGTAATATCCTACATTACTCATCAGCAGTGTATGTAAAGAAATCGTACATTTCAAACTCGAAATCCTGATCATCCAGGCTGTCATTATCCCAGATGTAAATATCAAAGTAGTTAGCCTGTTTATTGATACAGGCAAAGTGTGCGCTGTGGGTTCCAAGAGCAGATCCGAATACTTTATAAGTTGTATCGCCATAGTTGTGGGCGATCCTGTAAACACCCGTGGACTGCCTTGCTGAAGATATTGAACCCAAACTCAGTACATCAGAATTCAGGAATGATGTTGCACTCCACACTCCGGCTGATGTAACCACCCCGGCAAGCAATGACCGATGGCCAATGTTCTTGACGTTCCGAAGTGTTGCCGGATGATAGTTTGAAGTCGGGTTAAAAATTGAAGTATTGGCAACACCGAGAACAGCACCCGTTCCTGCCTGATACAAAGCTGCCTTTTTAGCCAGTTCCGTATCTACCTGTGATGTGGAATAAACACCCAGGTTAGCACGGGCAGTTACTTTATTGTTCACATCGGACAGGTTATTGGTAATCTTCAGGAAACCCAGCTTCGTCATTAACCATGCAAGGAAAGCCGTTAACGTTATGTTGCTGGCAGGAGTGGCAGATTTACCCAGTGCAAGCCGTAAGGATTCAGCCGGATTCGTGGTTGTGGTTAATTCAAACAACCTGCGTCCTGATGTTGCCTGCCCGGCACCCTCATAGTAAAGCATGATCTTATGAGTGCCGGTTATAGCTTCACCACATCGCAATATGATGTTATTGGCATCAATAACCTGAAACAAATCTCCGGTACTGCGTTCAATGCCATTCTCATCCATCCACCTGCAGAATACATCTTCTGTATTATAGCCGTGCGGCCATTCCAGTTCATAATTGGCGTTCAGGTTATCAACCGTAAAAAGCCTTTTTGCTATGCTCATTTATAGAGATTTAAAGTATGAATCATCTTGATCAATAAATACAGTATCATCGGAGTCCGTGAGGGCGTATTCATCCGCTGTAGGACTGTCAATTGTTAGAATGTTTGCTGGATTGTTGTTATAGAAATACACGTAAACCGGCCGGCCGGCACCTGTGTAATAGGTTTCATTTATGTTATTATAAATATCTTCCATGGCCGGGCTCTCCCCGTACTGCCTTGCAGCATGGCAAGCAACGAATGAAACAGAATCCTCAACGGCACCGATGTAAAACTTTAAACTGAACTGTCTGGTTATGTTCGGGACGAATTCCAAAGTGTTTTCCGGACTCTCGAAGTCATCAAAGCTGGTCATGTACGACCGGAGAATATCGGAGGCAAGGAAGGCAAACGTACGGGTACTACCTGACGCTGAGTCTGAATAAGGTATAGCCGCAAAGGTCGCTATCAATACGCCGAGTTCGTCAAGCAAGTCCACATAAAGCGTATCAGGTACCTCAGCCGTGTAATCCACATCAACAAGGAATACGAGCGGGTTATGAATACTCAGTAGGTCAACGTTGCCTGACTTGTTATCCTGAGTGATATTTATTGCTGTGATTGCCATTTTTTAAGATAGTAGTAGCATTCGTTTTAACTATATATCCGGTCTATCGTTTGGCCGGCAGAGTTCATTATGAATACAGTTACATCGGTAAGGATAAGCTGTATATATCTTTCCAAATCATAATCAAAAAAATATAGGTGGCAGAACTGAAATTCGTCCGTCATTCCTGAGTCCTTCCTCCTTTGAAAGTATAGATCAATATCTGTCATAACCTGAATTCCTTCATGTGTTTCAATGAAGTGTTCAAGTTCTTTATGATTCATCTTATACCATCTATATTCAATGCTTTTAGCATCGTACAGGGATACATAATTGTTTTCATTTTCGGGAGTTGTCCCGTCATGAATCTTACTGAGCATTTTAATTGTTTGCATTTTATTACTGTTTTTTAATTGTTACTACTACTTTTATATTGCTACTACTATCTTTCATTTACCAAATACATAAGGATTGTTCTTTCTGCTCTCAATCTCAGCTAGCGTATCTTCTTTTGACTGCATCACTGTGCTTTTACCATATTTCCGTATCGTATTACAATCATCACACCCCACTTGCCTGTTACTGTGAGGTTCAAAATCATGCAAGCAATAAGGGCATTTTTTTTGTTTTGTGGCTGGTTTCTTCCCTTTCAGTGTATTCGTATTAGATTTTGCCTGTTTTATTTGCGTTTTAATGATCGCAGTTTGCTTGTTGGCACTACCTTCCAATAGAGATTTTAATGTTTCTTCCGATGGATTTTCTATTGTTATGGTTACAATTGTCTTCATGCCGCTTCGAGTATTTGGATTACTTCTGATTTTAAATCACCTGTAAACAGCACGCCAACAGCCCTGAGTAGTTCTTCAATCCACTCATATGTCAGGACTGATGCAACTGTAGGCTTTCCCTTGTACCCTTCATTCTTGATCTTCCTGGCAATCAAAAAGGCCAGACTGTTCTGACTGATATCCTCAGCGATGATCCCCTTGTCCTCAATCCATTGCTTAATAGCTGATATCGGCGGGAACTTTGCCGAGGCATTACGGCCCCGTTCCATCCAGTATGTGTAATTTGAACCGAGGATCTGAACAGTGTAGCCTTTTCCCGTTTCCTCAGTTTTATACTCCAAATCCCGTTCAAACTTGCCGGAAGCCCTGCGCTTGTCAGCATCATACTGCTGAATAAGGCGGGAAAGTGAACTATCACACCACTGGTTTATTTTGTCGAGGGTTGTCACTGTTCAAAGGTTATTTGTGCCGCTGTAAAGTCTGCCGACAGGTCGAACTGGTTCAGGTCAAACCGCATGTTGCAGCTGATGATATCAAGTTCATTCTCACAGGATAGATCACCGATGATCGTACCTAGCAGGGTTGTTAAGTCCTTTAACCGCCTGTCATACTTCTGGATCGGTGTTTCGTCAATGCTGCTTTCTGTATGGGTTGTTACCTGCCCGACGGTTTCCGACTCCCGTTTTCTGCCGAGGGAGAGAACGCCACTGTAACGGCAGCGAGTAACCCGGCCACCGTCAAAGGTTGGCGTTGCGTTGAAGTCAGCAATAAGTATCAGGTCGTTATCGACGTAGGTATGCAGGTCCGCTTCGATGTTAGCAAAGGCATTGGCGCCGTAATGGAAGTGTATTGGAGTTGTACGGTCATCGGAGGCGCAATAAGAACGGATAGCATCAACCAGTCCGAAGAATTCCATGAGGTTATTTTCTTGCTAAAGTAAAGTTTAGCAGAACATAACGGGTCAATAGTGAGTTAATTTACTACTTTGTATTACTTTTTTTGCGCTTTTCCTCGTCGTATTCCTTGATCTGTTTCGAGGTGTACATTTCGGTATAACAAAGATGGTAAGGCAGGGCCCGGACAGCTTCGTACTTTAACACATCCCCGCCGGTGAGTGATCTGATTTGAAGGTAAACACCAAGCCCCTGAAAGCGTTCTATCCCGGAAGATACTTCACTGTCGCTGGCTTCATAGGCTAACGTCTGCCGTTCAACGTCAAGGATATTTTCAATCCCTTCCTTCATGTATGCTATAAACCTGCATAGCTTGTCAAGGGGTTCATTTCCGAGTTCCTTCATCCCGGTCACTTGTATGATATAATCAAGCGCACCCATTAGATTTATTCCCTGCTCGATGTCATACTGCAGGTCCTTGATAAGCCCGAACGGTAACGCTGTCATGTCCCCGATGTTGTATTCATCCTTCGCCTCGGTGAACGGGAAGGAGAACTTCATGGCGAAGTCATATTCCTTACTCTTTCCTTCGTTAACCAGGTCAAAGTACTGGGAGAGGGTTATCGGGTCAAGGGTGATCATTTTAATGATAATGACAATGCTTTACTTACTGCTTCATTTAGCGCAACAGCCGCCTGTAACGATTCAATACATTTCATAATAATTTCAGCCCTTTCGTTAAGTTTAAGCTGTATTATTTCATTAATGGCATCCTCAACAACGCCAAATGAATCATCTACATAATCTGGATTATCACAATGATAGTTTATTTGATGTTTATCAAATACCTGTTTTATCAATTCTCTATTTTCCATAGTGGTTATTTTGGTTAAATATAATCATAATGCTCTTTGTTTTGGTCGTTTGATAAAGGGTTTGATTATTGTCTTTGCGATATATCTGAGGGCATCAATCAAATGGTTGTTGTCATCCAGTGGCACTTCACTTTTCTTATCCAGCCAAACCCAAGTATTAAGTTCCCGGCCCAGGTTAATACTGTCAGGATCGACAATGATCTCATAGTCCTGCAGCATCTTAATGTCATCGTTTATCAATCCTTTGGTTACTGGGATAATATTTATGCCCTGCCCTTTCAAGTCCTCAATGGTCCGGGTTGCTGCCGAGTCGGCAACGATCAACTTGTTAAGTGGGTTCTTTGCCTTAATCAGCACGCCGAGGGCATTTGTTGACAGTCCTTTCTGGTATATCTCCTCCTTAACGTATATCTTTTTCTGGGCCTTATTAACTGCGAACTTGACAAGAGCGTCCGGGTCCCGATAGCCGAAGTCCTGCCCGTAGGCGTAAGGCAGTGTATTATCGAACGGGCCATACTTCCAGTTGCTCAATATTACCCCGTCTGCTTTTTCAACCCACCCGCCGAGCATGATATGATTATACTTAAGCGGGTTTTCAATCTTCATTGTTTCTATCTCGTACAGGTAATCCTGTGGCACGTATTCAATCGCATCCAGGTAAGTGGTATGAATGTAGCACACGTTATCTTTTACGCCGTTAAAACCTCCCTGAACGCCTTTACGCTCAAAAAACCGGTTATATATCCAATGGTTCTTTGTCGTCGGGTTCAGAATCAATATGACAAAGTTCTGCACATCATTGGCCCGAATGGATAGGTTTATCTTGTCGAAGTTGTCTTCATCGTTTTCCTCTTCGGCTTCATCCAGTACGAAGATTGAAAAGTCTTTCAGCGATTTAAGTTTAGCAGTCTGATTCCCGTCCGAGGTATGGATACCCTTAAAAACAATCTTCCGCTTGCCGGCTCCGACTATCCTGTCTGAGAATGAAGCGTAATAATCACTCAGTCCGAGCAGGTCAATCTTTTCCTGAAACTCCGGTATGATTGAATCCTTTGCGCTGGTTAAAGTGTAACGGGTGTACAGAGCCCTGTGGTTGTGGTTGTTTATAAGTGTGCAGACGGCTGTCGATACTGAATAGCTTTTGGATGAGTACCGGCCACCAGTAACAATGAAGTACCTTATACCGGCAGGCGGGTTAAAGAGCGGTTCAAACTTTTCGTTGTATACAAGTTCACTCATCCGTCTTTTTGAAAACTATAACAGGGGGCGCAAGTTTTTCACCGTCGGAGGTGACGTCTGTTTTCTTCGGCAGAACATAAGTAAACAGCTTTGAACATGAATCCAGATATCGGGCCGGATCCCTGAGCCGTAAATGATTCAATGCTTCATTGATATGGTCAACCTGACCAAGCAAGATATGTTCCAAAAGCTCTTTAGCTTCCTTTGTCGTTCTGTTCTGGGTACCCCTCGGCTTTCCGTTTGGGTTATTTGTCTTACCCTTACCTGGACCTCTCATTTGAATGGATTTGATTTTTTCAAATTGCTAAACAATACTTTAGCAAATGTAAGAAATAATTTACAATCCGTATACCAACATAGCCGAATCCCTCTGATCCTGGTTCGTCCTGCCTTTATACCCGGTCAGCTTTTTAAAGTAGTCCGCATCAACCTTGTGATTACGTGGCCGGCGAAGTTCATAGGACAGTTCAAGGTACTTTAACATTTCTTCAAGTTTTCGCCCGGTTTCGTGGTTCCGTCCCGTCGAGTTACCCTTTGCGCTGGCAATAAACCGATTGTCATTAGCCCCGACGTGCCAATGTGATTTGTTTAACCAGCCAGCTTCAAGCACAACATGAATATCACAGCCTGCAGTCTTTAATGATTGAAGCCGTCCGAGCAGGTCAAAGAATGACAAGCTGTTAATGATAAGCTGCTTTGTTGCCGGGTACCATTCAGTCACTCCTGATTTATTGCAATCCCCGTCAATCCCAATATAAACCTTCATATCTGCGAAGTCTTTATCCATTTTTCAATCGTTTAATTATTTCGTCACGCACCCAAATAGGATTGAGTTCACGTATTTTTTTATCAGTTAAATCCTTTTCAATCAGTTCGATTTTTGCGTAGAGGGCGGATTTGGGTTCACTTATAGCCATAATTGATTCATAATTAGCTCTCATCCTAGCCAATTCCTCTGGGTTTATTTTAGTTCCCTTTCCGCTTATCGTTTCCAGAAATTCTTTAGATGGGTTTGTAACTATGCCATACTTTTCAAGTTCGGATTGAACGTGCTGGGATAGGGCGGAGTTGAATCTTTTAGCGTGTTGTTCGGCATCTTCCTCGTCGTCAAGTAAAAATATTTGACCGACTGATTTATGATTGTGCATAATTTTAACAGAAAAGCCTAATTGTGATTCAAATACTTCTGCTTTCATCGCTTTAGGGGTTAGGGGTTAATTGGAATAAATATCAAATTGATCTCCAATTTTATTGATTGTATTAGCTAATTGCTTAATTAATGACATTAACCATTCATCAGTTCTGCCTTTCATAAAATTGTCCTGTTCTGTTTCAGTTAAGTCCTCAAAACAAATGTTATCAAACTTGCCTGTTTCTTCATTTTTACTTCTGAAGTAAATTCCTGATAGACTTCTTTTAATTTTCATCTCATTCATGTTAGGTTAATACTCTACTTTTCGGGAGGGGTTATTACGCCTGATACTTCGCTTAAAATTTCATCAATCGTTTTCTGCTCCTCTCCCCGTTCCGGTTTATCGGGGTGGGTGTGATCGGGTTTCTGTTCCTCTTTCGGATCAGGTACGGGGTGGTGTTGACTAATTGACTTATCGTATGATTCAAAGAATCGTTCAAGACAATTTTTCAACCATTCAATTTCGTTTCCTTTATATCCGTTGTAATCTTCGATTGTAAAGATTTGATTGCCGTGACCAAACTTAACACGGTCTTTCCTTTTTACTTTTTGAATAAATACTTTCATTTGAATAGAGGTATTTTGGCATATCCGTCTTTTTCATCCATTCCGATATGTGGTACATAATCAACATAACAATGACCGGTTGTAAGATTGTGCCACTCGTAGGCTGTAGGCTTATCTTGTTGCCTGAAGTAATCTGGGCAGCTTTGATTAATTCCCACTTGCGTTTTAATTTTCATGCACCATCCTGATCCGTCGTGAAACGAACACGTATTACAGGTGTTTTCCGGCTCATTGTTGGATTGTTCAAAGGCGGTGAGGGATTCTTCCAATTCATCAAGATTATCAATGATTGTTTTTAAATCAGGTTCAGGATTAACTACCTTTCTTACGGTGGCTATCAATGCTGTCAGCTTGTCGGATTGTTTCATGGTTTAGTTTAGTTTTTATATCAGATTCAAATTCAATTGGTCACGATTAATAGGTTTATCGTCTTTATGTCTACCCTCAAGATTATAATACCAAATGCCCTGCTCTCCGTTTTCTGGTATGGGGTCATCAAATGTTATTACATGATCAAGAAATAATCCATATCTTTTAACGCTTGAGCAATCTATAAGAGCATTTTTTGAGTCCTGAGGGTCAAGTATGCGAAAGTCCTTAACATAGGCTGACCCTAAAATGTATCCGTTTATCATTTCATCGGGATTAAATAATATTTGCCCTACTGTTAAATATGGATTTTGCGCAGCTAATTCATCCGTTTTCTTACCGGCATGAATTAAAATAGTCCTGTTGCGCAAACAAGAAAACCGATTATGAGTTCTGGTTTCAATTGTCTTCCATTTTCTCATAATCCACGTTGCCCACGGTTGGTAAAGCGTTATTACAGGATAAATCATCTTCGTTACTTTTTTAATTTGTCAAAGCTCCCAATGGTTTACTTTTTTAATTTGTCAATGAGGTCGGGAAGGGAATCGAATGATTCAATATTAATTCCGTGATAAAATATGCCTCTCCCATCTGGGAACAAAGAAATGAATACATCCTGTTGACGGTATCCGTATTTTACAGCATAAGCCTTCATCAAGTCCAGCAGTTCGGTAAGGGTTGTGTCTTTCATGGGTTAAAATGGTTTTGCGTTTAAAATCACTTCACAATCGGTAAAAATTAGCTTTATCTTACTTACTGAATTATCATTTGAAAGCCTATCAATATCCAAAGAAGTTAGACTACATGGAACAGTCCAGCAATTTTCGTCATAATCAATGTATTGGACTTCATGTTTTGCATTTAGCTTTCTGGCTAATTCAAGTATGTATTTCATATATGTTTCGGTTTCGGTTATTATTGTTCAATTTCTGTGTTTTCTAGCATATAGCTTTTATATGGCGTTGTCACCGTTACTTTGTATTGATTAAAAGCATACATTAATGTTTCGCCAAGTTTTAAGGCTCTTTTCCGTATTTCTTTTCTTGACCTGGGAAATCTCGGATACTGGATATATCCAATAACTACGCCTTTTTCATGTCCGTTAACATATCTGTATTCTGTAGCTGATATGGTTACGCAGTCTTTAATTTCATTTACAAACTTGTCACATACGGCTCTTACATCTTCAATAGTATGGATCTCCCCGGTGTCCCTTTCTTTTAGCCCGCACCATATTTGAACATTATATGATCTTAATATTTTCATTGGCTATTTTTTATATATCGCAATTATCAGTACAGTTTCCCCAAATGGTTAACTGGTTTTCGCTTAAATCTACCTGATCAAGAGGCTTGCATGAATCGTGCAAGTAAATAGGCTGAATGATTCCCCGCTTGCTTGAATCCCTGATCACTTTATCAACTTTCACGGCATCGGCAAAATCCTCCGGGTGGCGTTGTTTCAGTCTTAACCAGTTTTCATTCGATTGAAACGGGCAAAACTTACAACTTGATTTCTCCGGGATCGGCAGATTGTTTTTGTTATACCAGTTTATAACATCGTTCCGGGTCATTTGAAACCCGTCAAACCGTTCACATTTGCCATCGGGATAGGTTTTATAACCACAGAACGGGTAAACATTTACTTTCCATTTCTCTTGCGGTATTGCCATCCTGGTCATTTCGTCAAGGGTTATTCCCTGCCATATTTCCATGATCGGGAAGCGGGAACGGCCCGGAAGGTTGTATATTTCCCTGATCTTTTTATTGACCTGTGCTATTTTGTATTCAGCAGTACATTGCCTTCTGAGCATTCCGGCCTTGCCTTCGCTATCCATTGTAAATGCGGGGATAGATGCAAGCCTGTTTCCGCTTGAATTATTCTGATTAAGTAAGTCTGCCTGAATGTTTTTATAGTTAGCCTTATGAAGTTCAACCCCTCTGTTGTCTTTCTGCCAGTTCAAAAGGTATTCCCAGTACAGCAAAGTATCAGTCTTTTCGCCTCCGGTATCTGCGAATATGGCATGATCACAGCGTTCTATTTCACCCATTGAACTCATGTAGTATAATGCTGTGCTTTGTATTCCAACTCCAAGGGATATTATTTTCATATTCTTAATGTGTCAAGATTCCACGGATCAATTGTGTAGGGCATGGAGGGTGTTATTTATTTGCTAATTCAAGTAATATATCAGCGTGACAAGGTTTATCAAGCGGACAGAAGCAAGCAAGGTTCTTGCCGTTCAATTCTGATAAGTCCAGTTTCTTGATTTGATCAGCCAAATAATTAAGATCAAAATTCGTGAAAACTGTTCCATCCCATAACTTCTCATACAGGTAAACTACATCTTCGGCATCGCCCAAAGTATGCCACACCCACGGATCAAGAATTTTACGTCTATGTGAAGCGTTAATATAAATATTATCACCATTTAACCTTATTGGATTCCCCCATTTAGTCGGCCTTCCAACGTAAACTGTATTCTCCGGCATCTTCCAGCCTTTTGTCCGCTTTCGCTGTATTCTGATTGGTTTCATGGCGGGTGTTAATTTTGGTTTGCCTTTTTCACTTCTTCAATCACTTCCTTCACGCCTTTTTTATACCCTGCTTTATATCCCGTGTCGTAGGATTGAATATGAAAGCAGACGAAAGCGATTGCCACACACACAAACCCGATAGCTTCATACGGCTTGTTTATGGAGATTTTAAAAGGATTGAACTGAACTGATGTTCCGGCTACATAAAAGAAAGCTAAAACGGTTACGATAATTAAGATTGCTATTTTCATGGTTATTTAATTTTAGTTTGTCATATTAACCTCGGTAGGTTCGTTTACTGCGGTGAAGGTGTTGACGGTTATAACCGGCTTGATTACTATTGACACGTCCATTCGCTCAATCTCGGTCATATTGAATGCGTAAATAATATCCTCAATCTTAGCACATTCGACGTTTACCTTTTGGTAATTACTCATGAAGGTTTTACCCTTGAATGAATACCACCACTTACCGATTTTCTGAGCTTCTTTTAATGTAAGCGTTGCAACAACAATTTTTTCATCTGTCTGAATGCAGCATCCTAAAACAATATCCCTGAGCTGGGAAAACTCTTCTTTGTAGTTCTTATCCGTATCAAGCATATTATTAACCGTTTTTACAGCATGAAGTACGGTTGCATGATCCTTACCTCCATTTATCAATCCGATTTTAGCCAGTGAAACTTTCGTTAACTCCTTTGCAAAATACATTGACTGTTGACGGGCCTTAACAATGTCATGATCCCTGGTCTTGCTTTCAAAAATGTATTCCGGTAAATTGTAAAACCGGCATACTGCGCTTTTAATGATATATAACTGGTTCATTATAGTTGATATTTATATTTTACTTCATCGTGTTCGCGGTCAATGTTATCTAAGAAAATACCTACCCTTTCCTGTCCGTATTTATAGAAAATATCAAGGATCTTCATACCGTCAATGCTTTCATAAAACGGCCCGTAAAAACCTGTTTTAATTCGCTTGAAAATAAGAGCAATATCAGAAGTCTTTAAGTAATAGAACTCTTCATATACCATTAATGACGTTTCCTCAATCTGTTGCGGGGTCATTTTACGTGATAAATTCAGGAAGTCATTAAGGTTTATCAGCCACACTTTCAATATGGCAATAGGTAATTTTTCACCGTGTTCCTTTTTTATAACAGCCAGGCTTTTATGATTACTGGCTATAGCCGCCGGCAATGAACTTATTTCCTTAAAAACGGCTGGTTTAGTACATTCAGAAAGTATCTGTTCAGGCGTGTATTTAACAATCCCTGAATTTGATTTAACTATCTCATTCATCGTATTTCGTCTAATACTTGTTGTTTATATGAATCTGGAACCTTTGAATTTTTCGTACTTTTTTGTTCGGGAAACAAACCCTCCCACCCATTCGCAATGCTTTCTTCAACTATCGCAATTGCTTTATTTTCGTCGCCGCAAGAGATTTTTGCAAGTTTTTTCAGTGCTGCCTGTTCTGATATTTCGGAAGCATAAGAAAATTTATGTTCTTTCTTCTTGTATTCTTTCCACCTATCCCACCATATTTTGAAATTTTCAGAATCAAATGGATAAACTAAACAAACCTGCGCGTCATCGACGTGTATTTCCCTTTCCTTTTCCCTTCCCTTCCCTTCCCTTCCACTTAGTAATTTCATTGACGCGTCAAGCACGCGTGAACCACGCGTCATAATATAACATTCATGCGGGTTTGGTAAGTTTGATTTAGTTTCTCTATTATTTATTATCTGGTGATTATTCCATGTGGGTACAAAGCCGTAAAATTCATCTGTTTCACTTTCCGTCAACGCGTACTTATTAATGTAACCACGCGTCCACAACGCGTCAAGCACGCGTGAAAAATCACATTCATCATAAGGTAGACAATCTAGTTTTAGCATTTCTGGAACCCATTTAAACCGACCCTCCCTGTCGCAAGTAGTCCATAAACCAGCGAAAGCAAGTCTTAATGGTAGATTTTCTTCCTTTTCGGCTTGATATAATTTATAGTTCCTGAAGAACTCCGGCTTTATTGTCCTTATTCTTGCCATGTAATTCCTTTAAATATTGGCTTATTATATACCCTATTCTATATTTTTTTACTTGTTTGCGCTCAACTAAAGCGCGATGTATCTTTGAATGACATTCCTTACATACAACCATTAGTTTATCCCTGTCATATTCCCATGCCAATTTACCCCTCGTATATTCAATGTGATGAACTACAAATCTTGTCCTTACTGGCGATTGATAACCACAACACTCACAAGTGCAATGGTTTATTTTAATCAGTCTATCTGAAAATTCTCTCCACCTTTTATCTAATAATTGTTGTCGGTAAGTCATTCGTGTAAAATAGTTAAGCCGGCCACCAATGAAAAATCCCAAGCCGTAACACTGCGAATGCTCGCCTGGGATAGTTTCACCGGAGAACCGGCTATTTTGTTATTGATTAAATTCGTGTACATTTCCGCAGTGTTACAGGTGTAAATATATATACAATTTGTAAAATTTGCCAAATAAATCTTTAGCAATTATTAGAAAATTATTAACAGTCCGGGTGTTTATATTGTGTTGGGTTTTCATATTATTTCAATCATTGAAAATAAAGTCGGACTTAAAATATCTGTTTCAGCTTCTTTTAAGTATCTGAGGCCGTCCCGGAATGATTCCGGATTAAGTTCAGTTCCTAATCCAATACGTCCCATTTTTACGGCACGGACCGGTACAGTAAAGAGCCCGGCAAACGGATCGAATACTATCTCGTTTTTATTGGAGAATCGATTTATGCAACGATCAACGATATCAAACTGTAAGGGGCAGATGTGCATGTTTAATTTTCTCTGTGACTGTGAACCGTTAAGGGTCAACATCCTGTTTACGTCATCCCAAACAAAAAAAGATCTTGAGGGAATGTTTAACGTTTGAAAGGTTGCCGGTAACTTTCCGACATGATCGAGTTCGTGAGCTGTGTCGCAGTGTTCTTTATAGTCATAAACCTTCCATGCTGCATAGTCTGAATAAAACCGATTTACTTTATCAATCGGAAGCATCCTAATTTCTTCAGGTGTTAAAAATCTTTCTCCAGAGCTGTTCCATTTTGCCCTGGCGTCAATCTGCCATTGGCCTCTCGGATATTCGTCTTTTGTTTTCTGAACTGGGATATCAGCGTAAGCACGTGAGGTATCGGAAGGTAATTTTCTGAAAAGCAAAACATATTCCGGACAACCTATACCCATTTTGGAACCGTCTTTACATTGCTCAGTCCATCCGAGCCGGTAAGTTTGATTGTTTTCCCTGACAACATCGGTTTCAACGGTAATTCTACCCATATACTGAAACCCATGTTTGATAAAGTGTAAAACGGTAAAATCAGAGAACGGGTCAAGAGTTGGCATTCCGGTACCGGTTGCATTACCAAACAAAATTCTGTCTTTCACATGAACACAAAAAACCCGGCCAGGCATTAATATTCTTAGAAGTTCAGGTGTGAGAAAGTCCATCTGCTCAAAGAAGTGCTGATTATCTGAAGTGTGCCCGAAGTCGTTATAAGTCGGGGTATATTCGTAGTGATTTGAAAATGGAATAGAAGTAACTCCCAGGTGAATTGAGTTGTCAGGCATATCCATAATCGGTGGTATGCAATCGGAAAGAATCGCAGTGTATAATTTGCCTTTCTCTACTTTGATGTCGTTTATAATGCTTCTTTTTAGTTTTTCCATGGTATGAATATTTGATAGTCCGTTGTCTTTTATGATTTTTGTCATCTGATCAACCAAATGATTGTGTTGTTTCCATTTGTGATTAAGGGCTTTGAGAATCTCTCCTTCGCTTTCAGCATAGATCACGTGAATATTAACTTCACGATCCTGAAGAAACCTGTAAATTCTATGAATAGCCTGTATGAATGAATTGAACTCATAATTTATTCCTGCGAAAATCATAACATGACATTGCTGCAGGTTCACTCCGGATCCGTACATTTCCGGTTTACTCAAAAAGACTCGAGTTATTTTATCTTTCCATTTCTGAAGTTCTATTTCCCGGGTATCTATATCGGTATTTCCGTAAAGAGAAGTAAATGAAACATCGATACTTTTAAGCATCCGTTCGATCTCTTGTTGCTCATTGTTTAGGTCACACCAAAGGACAATCTGATCATCCGGATAGGAAAGAATAATTCTTTTCATTTCTTCAATTCTCTCTGACATACTCTCTCTCTTTTCACGGGCAGCGTCTTTTAATCCTAAAGCAGCATCCCGGAAAAGTTTAACCTGTCCATCCTGATCAGTGCCTGCAGTCTTGTGATCTACTTTGACTTTGTGATACAAAACATTCATTTTCGGCAGGTCATATCCTGCGTCATCGTAACCAAGATCTGAAGGTTTTGTAATGAAAAGTGCCCAGCTGGATAACCACAGCCAAAACTCTTTTTGTTTGCTTTCGTGTAAAGTAAGATTGTTAGCTTTCGTGCTGTCCCTTTTAAAAAATCTTGTCAATGCCTGACCTGTGTCCATAATTTCCAGGTACCCGGCATAGTGAATCAGTTCTTTGTATTTATTCGGTGAGGGTGTGGCCGTGCAAACATATTTATACTTAACACCTTTAAACTTATCGAGAAAGGTTTGATATGTTTTCGATCCGTAAGACCGTAAAACAGAGGCTTCGTCCAAACTTGTTACAGTAAAGTATTGCGGATTTATATCCCCGTCCCTTACTCTTTCGTAGTTTGTGATTAAAACATTACTTTTTGACTTTTCAACTTCATTCTGAGTTTTGACGTATTCGACATCAATGAATAGTTTCTTCTGAGCGTCATTATAAAACTCCCCTTTCACTCCGAGCGGACAAACAATAAGAGCTTTCCCTCCAACTTCGTTTGTGATGTAATTACAAATGATCAGCTGTTGAATTGTCTTACCAAGTCCGAAGGATTCAAATAAAGCCCTTCGGCCTCCTTTTATGGCCCAATTGATTGCATCCCTTTGGTGTGGTTTTAGGGTACCATCTTTGAACTTTATCAAAGGTATCTGAACATCTAAACCGCTTTCAGGTGCAATACAAACCTTTGAAAGTAAAAATTCGTTGTATCTTTCAAGTTTTTTCATAAAAATTCTACATAAATGAAATTAAGTTCTGTTCAACTTCCGGCCCGGTGAGTTTGGTTTTCATACCCAGCCCCTATCTTTGTATTCATCATAAAGTTCATTCAACCGTTTATCCTCCGGGTCCGGCACTGAGAATCCTTCACTCCTGAAATAAATCGTAAACTGGTCTATGAAGTGTGAAGTTTGTTCCTTGGTCATCTTTGACAGTCCGACATCAATCAGGGTTATCTTATCACCTATGACGATTTCCTTATGTACCGGAAAGTTCTTAAGGCAAAATTGATATACTTCGTCTTTGGTGTTTCCGGTTTCCTGTGCGATGTGAGCGAACACTAACCAGGCATACGCATTTTGGCTAAGCGTGCGGGACTTAGTCACCGTTTCCACCTTTACAGACTTACCCCGTTCAAATTGCTTTGTCAGATAGGTTGTGGCTCGTTCTATTTCGAAAGAATGAAAAATCATACTGTAATTTTTTTTAATGGGCGGGTTCACTACGCCCGCCCGAACTAAAAACCTACTTCAGCGTTACTGACAGCTTCGTCGTTGACGTTTTCGGAGCCGGGTTAATCGTTTCCAGTTCCCCGGTTTCCTCGTTAACCACCGTTATCGGTGCAGTGAGCGTCTGTAAAAACTTCTCCCGGCGTTTCCGGTTTTCGGCAGCGTCACTCTCGTAACTTTTATACCGTTCCCATTCAGTGTCTTTACAGGCTGTATAATCGTACTTTGTGCCGGTTTCCTTGACGGTAAACGTTGCGCCGAATATTTCAATCGTTTTCTGCCCGTGTTTGGCGTGTTCCTTTTGTGCTACTTCCTCGATTTCGGGATCTGAGTTAAGAATGTCAAGGGCTTTTTGTGCCATGCGGAGTTGTTTGAGAACTTCCAGGGCGTTGTTTTGCCCTGAAAGTATCTCTACCTTCACCCTCTCAACAAATAATGCAACCTGATTAAGATTAGAGGGTAATTCGTTGATTACGGAAAGTGCGTTGTGCATGGTTAGAACGGAAGCCCGTCATTATTTTGTTCATCAATTACAACCGGCTCGTAAACTTCCGTCTCCTCCGGGTTCATCCGTTTCTTGTATTCCAGTGACGTTTTCATCTTGTCCTTGATGAAGTCAGGGAACGAATCAAGGACGGTTGCGTCAAACTTATCCTCGTAGTTAAACTCGAAGTTCTTGTTAACCTGAGCAGGGCATTCCAAACCCTTTGGCATTGCGGCAATACTTGAAATGGTTTCAAACTCGTTGCCTTTTTTGGTCTGCTTGTGAATGATTGACAGCATACACGGCACACCGAGCAATTTTGTAATATCAAAAGACTTTGCCTGATCTTCAGTGAATCCCTTACCCCTCCAGCTTTCAAGGAACTTGCGAAGGTTTGCCTTTTCGTTCATGGACAGGGTAAACTCCTGACTGATTACCATTGGCTGCTCGCCGTTTTCTTCTTTGAATACACGTAACTCCGTAGGCAGTTCCCATGTAATACGGACTTTGTTCATCCGTTTGGTTTCACCGAGTATTACTTCGTCAATAGTTCCAATGTGAACCATTGAGTAACATCTGGCTACATAGTTTCCGGCGGGTATAAGTTCCCGCTTAACTCCATTGTTTGTTGCGTTGATCATAATAGATTGATTATTGGTTAAATAAATTGTTTACTCTGTGGCTTTTTTGATGGCTTCTTTTGATAACATGGTATATTCATTTGAGAAACCAAGCGGCAATGTGATCATTAAACCGATTAGTGCCTCAAATAAATCCGGCGCGGCGGCTATGAGTTTGGCGTTGGCTGCCCTGTCGGTTGTATATCCACCAACGATAGGAATTTTATGCCAAGCAAGCGTGCATATCGTTTCGCCTTTGTCATCATAAACCTCAGTACTATACATCCCGTTACGTTTTTTTCTATGTGATTGGGACCATTCTCCTTTAGTGAATTTTGTTTCCATGATTTTATCTTATAAATTGTTCCGTTATTTCATCCATTTCGAGCAGTGTTCCTTCAAGGTCACCGAGTAACTTTTCATGTTCATGTCCGAAGTGGTCACTCTTTAATTCTAAAAACCTGTGATCGTCAAATAACTTACTGATGATATGGTCACATTCCCTGATATTGTCCGATATTCGGATTGATTCAGTTCTTGAATCCATCCAGTCAAGTGTTGACCCGATCACATTTGAATAGTCGTAATCCTTGATATTCGCTTCTCTCAGGCTATTAACGTGCCTGTCAAGTTCAAAGCATAAAGCGGTTAATGAATCCTTTGCGGATTGTTCAGTCTTGTTTGAACGCTTACGGGTTGCATAAGCAACGGCGAGGTTGAAAGAGGGCCGTGTTCCGGCTGTGAGTGTTTGCATGGTTACTTGGTTTTAAAAGTTCTGTCTTTGGTGAATCCATAGGTCCTGTCCCGTCTGTTGATAATACAGTATGCGATTATCACTACAAAGGCTATTACGGGAAGTATAATTAGCCAGTGGATATGGGTAATATTAATCGGTTTCATGGTCGTAATCTGAGTTAACAAAGTACCATAAAGCCAATCCTGATAAGATTGTGAACATCAATGCCACTGTGTTGGCAAATCCCGGATATTCTTTGTACGCCCATGCAAGGACGAATATCACGAGAATGACTGCGATAAGTGTTAGAAGTGATTTCATGGTTTTTAGTATTTGGTTTTCTTTGATTTACTTAAGCCGACGAAGGTTTGTCCCACCAATTGACCATTTATCATTTTGCGGCTATTGAACAGTAATGATTCTCTATTTTTTTCAAACCTTTTTTGGGCTGTTTTTTCATTACCTGTATGTTTGATTCTTGCAGGCTGAAAAAATCTTAAATGAAGCTGCTGTAGTTCTTGTTTTTTCATGTGATTATTGGTTTAAATATTTCTGAAGTTTGATCTGAGTAAGTTCGTCCATTGTAACATTCTTGCGGGCTGGCTTCTTGTCCGTCGGGCTTATCCGCTCGACTTCCTGAATGAGTTCGTCAATCCGTTTAGCTGAGAACTTAATTGACTTACTCAGGCTCCGCATTTCCTTTTTTATTGATTCAAGGCGGGTCATGTTATTCAATTTCAAATCCATCAAGGTAAATTTCCCTACGCCTTACGCTTGTTACCCTTGTCCGTGTCGTCCGGGTACGGGTGATCGGGGATTCAAAGAATAGGTTGGTACAGATTATGGCAAGGAAAAGGACGGGGAGAAGGCGGTAACGAGTTATCCAGTACCAGCTAATTAGTTCAGCCACGTTGCGTGTTTCCGACTTTTCACGGATCATTTTAACCTGAGTTTCAACGGTACGGGGTGAACGGTATCTGATAGCCGCTATTTCCTTCGTACCTAAACCTTCGGCAAGCATGATCGTTGTTTCCTGCTCGACTAGGCTTAATTCATCGAACGTGCATGAGGTGTTCATTGTATGAGATTGTTGATTTGCTTTTCTCTTTTAGATTCGCTCTGCTTTCTTGTTTTGGCAATCTGTATAGCTTTGTCAAGTATCTTTTCATTCTGTCTGGTTCCGTTCAAGACTTTATTGACGTAGCTTACTGATAGATTCAGTTCTTTTGCGATTGAACCCTGATCGCCTTTAGTGAGTTTCTTCCTTAGTTCAGTTAATTGCTTGTTGGTTATCATAGTTTAGATTACTTTTTCTGCCACCAAAACCCCTGATCCTTTCGGAAGCAGGGGTAAAGTCCCGCCGGAAACTTACGACGGGAACCGGCGGACTATTTTAATTTTGGATAAAGCCAGTTTTTTATAAAGTACCTCACTCCTGAATCATTACCCATATCTAATATTTCCATTTGGCTTTTAGGGACCCAAACCCCTCTATGTTGTGTAGACAGATGTGAATTATCAGCATCAAAACAAATAGCCTTTTCAGTTTCATTTAATACTGACATCTGACATTCAAAGTATCCGCTGTCCTGGCGGCTTAATTCGGAATATTGATCACGTACTGTTTTCATTGTCGTAAGTTTTTAAGTAAATTTTGGTATTGCCTAGCGTGTAATAATTGTGTTATATTTGTCATTAAATTGTACGGCTAATATACACTTTAATACGATACGTTGTACGATTTGATACGAAAAAATACAATTATTTTTTAAAATATTTTTTTGTGACTGATTCTGAAAGAATTATAGCGTTATGTGAATACTTAAAAATTGAGATTGCGCCGTTTGCCAGATCAATTGGACGTACTCCTGGTACGATATATCATATAAAGGATGGCCTGAATAAAATATCTATCAAGCTGGCAAAGGATATAGCAGAAAAGTACGATACAATACGATATGAATGGTTACTTGACGGGAGGGGAGAGATGTTAAATAATGCGGTGAATGATCAACAAGTTGTGTATAACCGTAAAGATTCCGACAGTAAGGAACTTGAACGGCAGTTAATAGAGTGTCAAAACTTATTAAAGGCTGTAACTCAGGAGCGTGATTGGCTTAGGGAGTTTCTGAAAGACATATCAAAAAACGGGTCTGGTCGGATGAGTGGAGTAGGATCGTAAAAAAATGCACAAAGTACCGGCATTTTAGGATTATTAAAAATAATAAAACTTAACTATTCTCAAAATGAAAAAACGTAATTTAACTTATCCGCTCTTGGTTGTTATCATTGGATTCATTGTCGTCTTGTTAGTTACCTCCTGTGAAAAAGAAGATTCTTCCATGACCGGCCCCGACTTTCTTACCTCCCACGAATTCAGCCTATACCAGTACACCGTCAATGATACCGTTCATACCATTACCCCGGCGCTTTTACTTAGGTTTAATAAATCAACAGGTACCATTGACGGTCATGCTTTCGACTGGAGTTTTACCGACGGTCTGAACTTATCCCTTGACTTTTTCGTTAGTTTACCAACCGGATATCAAGGAACTAACCAAATAACTATCGAGTATGATTTTGCCTCATCCTGTCAATTCGTTTACTCAGACAATACTAAAACTATCGTCTACTTTGCCGATGTCAGATAGTATAACTTTAAGGGTATTGGAAGCGTACAAATACCTCTACGATAACCATATTGTCAAAAATCAGGCTGACTTCTGCAGGGCCATTGATCTAAATTACTTTTCCTTTTCCCAGGTCAAAAGAGGTACCCGTAATTTTCCGGAGGGACATTTAAAAAAGCTGACAGATATTTACTACATTAACCGTGTGTTTTTAACGCAGGGTAAGTTACCAATGTTTATAAATCAGCCGATAAATATCAAGCGGATTAAAGTAAGCAGCTTTGAAGTGTCGCATGGTAGAAACAAGGTGACTGTTACCTATATTATTAACGGCGTGAAGCAAAGTACAGAGTTTATCAAGAAATGACCAGCCTGACAAAGAACGTCCTTTCAGTTTTTGATTACCTGGTAGATAACAACCTGATCCGGGATGCAAGGGAGTTTTGCCGCAAGATTGATATTCCTTTCAGTTCCTTCTCCCGGATCAGATCAGGTGAAATTGAATTCCCGGAGGACCGTGTTTTTAAGGTCATGCGTGCCTATCATGTAAATTCTTTTTACCTATACCATGGCACAGGTAAAATGTTTTGGATTACTTATACTTCAATGGTTGCCACGAAGGAAAAGAAAAAGCTCATTATTCAGAATAAATTTACATCACTGGAAAATATTGTCGGAGATATAACACTATCACTGAATTAATTAAGTCCATTTGAAACGGAACAAAAAACGGAACAAAACAGGGTGAAAAGTGGCATTTTCTCGAAACTCATACAAAGTATCAACCTTGATTATTAATTAGTTACATTTCTGTAAACACCATGCGTCCAGTAACATTCATGATACTGAATTTTAAGTTATGCTTATTTAACGCAGATTTCATAAGGTTTAAAAACCAAAACGGAACAGAAAATGGAACATATTAAGAAAACCGCATATACTCAACCTAAAATCGTTCATTACGATTATGACCTTTCCCGTGTTTGGTTCGTTTACTTCAGGTATCATGGTAAAGTTTACAAGCATTGGGCCGGTATTAATACGCACAAGAGTAAAGCCGGGAGGTTAAAGGAAGCGATAACAACCCGGAATGCTTTGATCATTGCCCTTGAAAAAGGATGGTCACCACTGAAGGACGAACCTAAAACCAAAGTGGAAACAATTACAAAGGCAGTAAAAGGGGTGTTGGAGGTTAAACGTTCCTTCCTGAGAAGAAAATCAGTCATAACCCATACACATATTATCAATATGTTCACCGGCTGGCTGAAGGATAATAACTACGATCTACTTTTTCCTGAAAACTTTACGCCGGTACTTGCCAGGTCGTACCTTGACTACTTGATCAAAGATAAGAAGTACGCCGGTAAAACTCATAACGGGCAGCTAGGGATCTTAAAAACGATTTTCAATGCCATGGTTGACCGTGAAGTTATTGTTAAGAATCCTTTCAAGGGTATTAAGGAAGTAAAGGAGGAACAGGGCAAGAATGTAGCTTATACGGACGAAGAAAGACTGAGGATAAGGGATTACCTAAAAGAGCATAATATAAGGGTGTATTACGCCGTGCAGTTCGTTTACTATTGTTTTATCAGGCGGTCTGAACTGATCCAGTTAAAAGTAGGCGATATTGATTTCGAGAACATGACAATCAGGATAAGTTCATCAATCAGTAAAAACCGGAAGCAGGAAAGTGTAACCATACCGAAGTCGTTTGAACCGATACTGTACGAAATGGGGTTGGATAAGGCCCCGAAGCATTATTATATTTTCGGCCATCGGTTTATGACCTGTGAACGGAGAACGGTAAGAGCGGATAACCTGACTGAATCACATAGGAAGGCTCTGAAGGCACTTGGTATTACCGGAAAGAGTTTCTATTCGTTTAAGCACACTGGGTGCGTTAATTTGTACAATTCCACAAAAGACATATATCTTGTATCACGGCAATGCAGACATTACGATATTAGCATGACCATGCGTTATATGCGAAGTTTAGGCGTGATAGTGGATGAGAAGTTGAGAGCGGCTGATTTCACTTTCTAAACAAAACCCCGGCGCTAACCAGACGCCGGGGAACCCTAACCAACCTAAACAAACTAAACATTATTGTATAGTCAATACTGGATCTACTATCTTTAATGTTTTATCCGCTGCGATGATAACCTCAATATGTAATCCGCATATTTTATTATCTAGTCCCTTCATATAGTTTTGATATACTAACTCTTGCGGTGTTGTTTGTGCTGAATATGTAACCATTGAAGCGTTTTCAATCGTTCCGCTACTGGTTTCCGTGTCCCAATTAGGATTATTAACGGTTATTGTTATCCAATCCTCATATCCAGAACCAGAAGCATCAGAATAAACATCATTATTTCTGATTTTCTTAACCTTTATAATCCCTTCGCCTTTTGCCATTATTGAAAGAGTAACACTGCCCGGTTTAATAGCATATTGTCTTGTAAAGAAAGTCCCAGAACTAAAGGTCAATGTATCACCAGAAACCGTACCCCCATTCCATCCGTCGGGATAAGTTGGAATAGAATTGTGAGTGAATACGGTTGATGTTAAGTTTGCGAAAGCGGGATTTGGAAAATAATTACTTAGCGTTAATGGATTTCTATATGCAATATCGTAAGCATCCTCATGCCCTATTACATGAATATTAGCCCTTTTACAATACTGGAACAAAGCCTCCATTGACAAAGCTAAAGATGATTTTGGCGCGTCTGGAGAAGTATAAGGACGTGAATCCGCAGCATGTTCTGATATAATTCCCCATGCTGAGTTTCTTGAAATTTTCTCTATAACTGTTTTAAATGAAGTAGTTCCATTGTCACCTAAATATCTATTACAAGTATCGTTATAATTGTAAAGCGCAAGAACTACATCTGATTTTGAAAGAATTGTATCTTGATCTTTTGATGGAATATCCAACTCTAAATATCTTGTATTGTATGAATAACCATTTCCAATATCATCAGGTTTTGTTAACTGTGAATTTAATTTATACATTCTCTGCCTTTCAAGCCTGTTAATATCATCATACCCCCCCAACGAATATCCGTCACCCTGCGTGTAAGCACCTGTTTTATATCCCGCAGCCCTAAAAGCATCAATTAATGATCTTGTTTGGTTTGTTATCGAACTTATGTATGTAGCGGCCCCGTTAAATAATTTAGTATATGAAGTATCGTGATAATGCAATCCGTTTTCTGGATTTACAGGCTTATACCCATAATCATAAAGAACACCGCCTGGCGTTTTAAAATGTATAGTTTTCTTTGATTTACCCTCAAACTCGTTCTTGTATTTATCAAAAATATAAAACACCCTTTCCCATAGTTCATGATTTTGTGTCGTGGAAGCACCTTGAAATATACCCCCTAAAATTCTATTTGTATCTGATGGCTCGCTCCCATCAATTGTGTTAGGTAATCTGGTTGCATAATCATCTTGATAAACCGATGTGCCTGTTGTGCCACAGTATCTCGCAGACAATACGTCCAAAGACTCAAGAACCTTCTGTGAGCTTTGAGCATCATAAGGCATTCCGAATAAACCAAATGCTTCTCTATATAACTGGCATTGATCATCTGTGAGATTTTTCCATGCCGTTGTTCCAAACGCTAATCTTAACCAGCCGGTAACGTTAGATGCTACAAATGCCGAATTTAAAGTTGAATCAATATCAAAACCGAGTGCATTAGTCCCGTCTGCTCTAGCGACTCGAAGTTCATCATTTGTAGGTCTTGTTCTTCCGTCAAATAAAGGACATGATGTTAACATTGATATATGCATGAAGCCATGTGATGCATCCCACGAGCCTTGATATTCTATCTTCTTTACTTTATTAATATCATATTTATAATTGCGATAATAGTTATTATCAGAAGGTACTACCTGCCTATCAAACGTGCTTGTAAATCCATATTTAACGAGTAGTGGCGCAATAATAAACTGATCTTCTGGATTAAAATAATCATCCCAACACATTGCGAAATATCTTCCAGTTGGTGTTTTAGGCGGGACCATATCAATAGGAGATACAAAAGCGTTTTCATAATTAACCGTTCCGGCCTTAACGGCAACCACGTCAGAATAAATCTCCGCAGTTGTTCCGGTTGTTGACCCTATTGCTTTATCTACAACATATAAAGGGTTGTATGACTCTGAATATCTCATATAGCTTCTTAACAGCGCATCTTCAGTAGATGTTAATTGAACATCATGCCTGATCAAAATGTATTCGCTATTATTTACATATTGCCTTCCTGATTGATGTTTTATACTATCCCATTTCACATATTGAGAGGTATCGTTAACAAACCAATCGTTAACAGAAATGAGTTGCGTTCCTGAATAAATTTCGCCTTCATCCGGCATTTTTATTGAATCACCCTCAATTATTGAGTTGTATTTTGCTTTATCAGCAAAAATTAAAACATTCCCTAACAGATCATGATCCGGTATAGATTTGTCAATTTTAGGCGGAATCGGATAGCCGAAGTATTTGTTTATTTTAAAATTATCAATAACACACGCTGTACCGCCTGTAGTTCCATATATTCTGACGTTAGGATGATTCACTATGGCCTTAACATATAAGGTGTGCGATCCAGTTGCGTACGATGCATATGTTAATATCATATCAACGCTTGAATAAAAAGCAATTTTCGCCGTGCCTGAGACAACTGTAAATTCAATTTTTAATATATCACCTGCCGCAATAGATGTTATTCGCTTATTTACTAGGGTTGCAAATGCTGTACCATCAAATGAGGCTACTCCGTCTGCGATACCCCAATGAGCGCCAATTGTCCATTCAGAAGCGTTATCAAATACGCCATCATCTAATATAAGATCATTATAAATAGTGTCGGAATACCCATATTTATTGTATAACGATGGCCATAACCCTGTAATGTAAGATTCCGCATCCCTCGCCATATTCGTCATATGATTATTATTACCTGAAACATCTACGGAATATGCATAATTATCATCCTCTAAAGGCCACCATCCACAAGCACCTGAAACATATTGCTGATTATATAATTTGTCAATATCTGAGGTTGAAGTAATGGCTGACGGGAACAGTCTAACATCCCTCATTGCTAAAACACTTCCGTTTAACGGGTAGTTAATTGCAAAATTACTTGTATTGTTCGCAAATGTTATCCCTACTATACTTAATGTTCCGATTAGTGAATTATCAACATATAGTTTTAAGTAATTATCTTTATAGATAATACCTACTACATGATGCCATTTATCATCACAATAATCTACCCCGCTTGAAGTAACGGTTTTAACTCCCGCACTTCCAGTCGCTTGTAATACGAGATTTTTAGTGAGATAATTCAAACTCACACCATACGTCCCATCTGTCGACCCTGTGCTGTAATAAATTAAAGGTCTTTCTCCATTTATGCCTGTCGTTGCGGCTTTAAACCAGAATGACATGGTTAATGAATTTGTGACTAACTTATAATTTGCCGGAACCGATGCTGATGGGATGTAAGAATATTGAGTTTTTGATTGCGTGTATGTTCTTGCCTTTCCCTTCCATAGATTACCTGCGGAATCGTTTTGGGTAAATTGTTCCCTAGATTGAACCCCTATTTTATTAATAAGCATTCCACCGGATGTATCTGAACGATCATACCAAGCGAGTATTTTATCACCTAAATAATTCATTATGTACGTTTCGGTCGGCACATACACACTCCCCTGACGGAATACATCCATACCGGGAAACACATTAGCCCCGTCACTGACAAACGGCTGCATCTGCCCGGTTGCGATCATGCAGACGGGCAGGAATAAAAGGAACAATAACCGCTTCATCGTTTTACCCTTGTAATCCAGTATTGTGCTTTGCCGTCATTGATTATCGTTACACTGTCAAGCCTTACGTCCCACAGGAACCCGAAGCCCTTTGATTCGCCTGGATTGATCTTTACGAAATCCGAAGCAATGCCACCTGATTTCAGGGAAGTAACTGGCCCCTTTATCCTTACCGTGTCGATTGCATCAATGGTGAACCCTGCGATCATATCAGCCTTCGTGAACACATTCGTATCTGCCACGGTCAGATAATATGTTTCAGGCGTATAGGTAGATGTTTGAAACTTGAATAATTGTGCCTTACCTATCACGGACACAGCCAATAAAGCGAAGCAAATAAAAAATAGCTTTTTCATTTTCTGATATTAAATTAAATTCTGATGGGATGGCAGGATTTGAACCTGCGATCTCTGGGTTATGAGCCCAGCGAGAACGACCATCTTCTCTACATCCCAAACCTACCCCAAGCGACAGAAAACCGGATGAACTAAGTCGTTGATACTTTTTGACCCTGTGCAACAGTCTTGGTAAAATACCCTACTACAGCGCCGATGACATTCATCCACATAACCTTGAATGAGAATTCAACTTCAGGGAGAATGATTGCAGCGGCATAGGTTGACAGTGCCATGCTGACAGCGAGAATGACGCCTGAAACAATATCTTTCCATACTACAGATCCTTCATTGCTGTCCGAAGGAAACCAGAGATTTTTCAGGGCGTAAGTCAGTGCGAATGATACAGTGACAAGGGCCACGTAAGCCAGGTCGAATACTTCAATCGTTGACAGTGTGGTAACCACAAAGCCGATGACGGCCATTACAAAGATTTTTAATTTTGCGTTCATGATTTTAAATTTGATTTATTGAGTTCGTTTTTACTTTCCTTTCTTGCTTCCCGCTCTTCCCGCCTTTCTGCCCTGTGTTCCTGCCTGATTTCTTTAGCGGTTCGTCCCTGTTCGGCCTGGTTCATTTCAAGCTCTAAGTCCTGAATATTTCCTGTGCCTTCCTTCTGCTTATTCTTACCGATCTGAACGGTTTTTTTGTCGCCAATGGATGAGCGAACCATGTACCATTCGAGTATCATACCTATAATGATACCGGCTAAAAGGAGGACAATGTATAAGTAGTTCATGCGTAAAGTTTTGTATGTTCAACCCGGTTAAGCCACCCCTGAAGGAATTTGCTTTGCGCAGGTTTTATCTTTGCCAGGTATTGATAGAATTCTTTCCGTGCGTATATGTACCGGGCAAGGAAACAGGGACCCATGTTGTTAATGGCATTGATCGTGTTCGGACCTATCTTACCATCCACATAAGTTCCAGATAACCTCTGCGCTGTTTTCACCGCCCGGCTCAATCCTGCGTTAACAGCAAAATCAAATATCTGAAGGGCTGCGTTGGCATCGGTAAGGGTATCGATGTTTAAAGGTTTCCAATACTTTTCAAAGTAGATATCCTTTGCCTCTTCAATCGTCAAGCCTTGAATATCCACATCAGGAAAAGCACGCTTGCTGATTCCGTACTTGGTTTCACCTCCCGGATCATCATGATCGTTGACGTAACCGCCCTCATTTCTGAGAACCACATCAATACACCGGGTAAATAAGTCTGTCATCGCTTTTCTGCTTTGTAGCTTGCAATAACTTTATCGATTATTATAAGCAAGCCGATTGCGTAAATGAGAATGAGTATCATGATTTTATAATTGCATATACTGAAACTACTACCGCCAGGATGGCTATTATCGTTGTCACATTGAACTGTCCACGCTGATCCATTCTATCAAGCCGTTTAATTAAACCGTTGACGCTTTCCGTGAGAGCAGGCACAGTCTGCCTTAATCCAGGCTGCCCGTTTCCGTTCAATGCTTTTACAACTTCACTTATGATCTCTTCCTTATGACATTTATGGTCCATTGGGATTTATAATTAAGGTAAAACATCAAGCCAATTACTTTTAATTACTGCCTGCCCTGTAGCATTCGGGTGTATATGATCTCCTGAATCATACTGAGCATCCATAACCATATCGCTATTACCATCCAGCCCGGTTGTATTTGTTTCCATGACAATATCAATACCTTCGACTGCATTAGCGCCCTGTCCCCGGATCGCCCGGTTAATGGCAAGCCACTTGTCATCATCCACACTTGAGCCCTTTGCCGGTGTCAAGGTAGCTGCGATAATCTTGCAGGTTGCTTTCTTATCCGTGTTGATCTGGTTTACAAGGTTCTGATAAGCTGTTGCTGTTGTGGTTGAATCGTTTGCAACGCAATCATTAAGTCCGATCTGAAGCAATACATAGTCATAACTTTGCTTCTGAGCGGTCGTTAAAGCGTTCCATGCAGCAAGCTGTTGACTGATATAATGCCCGGAAACAGCAATGTTATTGTTGATATACGGTGCATTTTCAGACACAAACAGGTTATAAATCGGCACCATTGTTGAGTTGCCGACAAACAGCAATGAAGGCTTACTGTCATATTTAATAGCAACTCCACGGGTTATTCCTCCGTTGCATCCGGGGTACATTTCAAAGGTTGCCCGATTACTGCTTATGGTATAAGTTCCGGAGGGATTTGTATATCCCGGATCACGGCCATTGTTTACACCTGTACGTCCGAAAGTACTTAAAGCTGTTCCTTTGTTTGCCCCGGTATCGGCGTAAACCTTTACATACATTTCGCAGGGAATTCCATAATCCGGATATCCGAATTCTTCAGTGACAAAACTGTAAGTTATTGTGGTGCCGGCGGGCCTTACTACCTTTTTATAAATCGGTGTTTTCCCGTATGGAGGCCAATAGATATTCGATTTATCATTCCCTACGTCATAAATAGTATCAGACGGGTTTATGTATGTTTCATTCTTTAACAGGTGCTCAGGTGTTACCGATGCAGTAAGCGCCGGAACCTCCGGACATGATGCACCGATATTTTTAACTGAAGCATTGTAATTATTGGCGCCCGGTTTGAACCTGTAAACGGCAATATTATCCATTTGAATATACTGGGTACGGGGTGAGGCGTAAACAGAAGTATGTTCACCTCCGAAAAAGAATGAGAATATTGCCCGTTCAAATTGACCATAATCAGCACCCTGGTCCGTTGATCTTGTCCGGGTCCCGGTCATCTTTGCCTTTAACTCACCATCCTGATAAGCCTCAACATATCCATTAGTATAGCCTAAAGTGTTATTTTTAACATGAACGTAAACCGTTGACCAGTAACCTTTCGGAGGTGTAAGCGAACCGCCTTCACCGTAACCGAGATAGTTATAAATCTGATCCCTGCGATACAGGAACGGATTGCCGGCGGAACCCCACACTAAATGAAACCACCCTCCCCGGCCTCCGAGTGTCGTTGTATCCATCGGGTCGGCGTGTGCATTCTCATCGCCTGAATAAAAGCCTGGGAACATCTTACCGGAATACCCCCCGCCCTGTCCGATATGATTAAAGTTAGGATCGACATAATAATCAGCCCTTATCCAAAGGTCATCATAGGTATTACTCAGGTTTACATAGGTTTCAAGGCTCATCCATTCGCCAATATTCACCCATGAGCGCCAAACATTTCCATGGTCGCCCCCGGCATTTACAATCTCCTGATTATCCCAATCGTTATTAGCTTCCGATACGTCCCATTTTGACATCAGGCCGTCTAACGTTCTGACATTTGTATTAGTCCAGCTTGTGAAAGTTTCATTGAGGATATATTCAACAGTGTCGCCACTAACCGGGGCGGGAGGTATAATTACATTATGAGAAGCAATAACTGTATTGTCTACATAATTAAGAACCCCTAACCCTCCAATGAAGTTGGTATAATTAGCAGCGGGTGCAGTATATAATACGCCGTCGGCATTGTATAATTCTGTTATTTGCCCGGAGCTTAAAATAGTTCCTTTCCATATTGCCAGTTCATCCAGAGAGCCGTAAAAAGCATTTTGACCGATATGAAGAGATCCTATAATATTTGAACTGGCACCGGCGCCAAAGTCTACATTCATTGTAGTGGTTACGCCATTGTTATTGACATAAATCACAACATTGTTAACCGTTGCAGATGAATTGAATGTTATTACAACCAGGTTCCATTGATTCACCGTTAAGGCTCTGGTTGTTTGACTTGTTCCTGCAGCTTCGTTTTTTGTTGCTTGAACATATCCTGAACTTCCATAGGTGCCAGCAGCAAAGCAATCCATTTCCCCTCCTAAAACTACATTCCAACTTACCCCGTATTGACTTGGTTTAACCCAGTATGCAACCGTAAATGATTGATCATACATTTGAAGGGCTGCAACGTCAGGGAGTTGGATATTGTCATTTACATTATCAAAGAGAATACACTTCCCTGACTTCCCTGTCTGGTTTAAAGTTGCCCCGGTAACCGTTCCACTCATGGAAGTTATCTGATCCGTTACAGTTGCGCCACCTGTTTCATCGAACTTAAAGTAAACTGTCGGCTCCGGTATTACCCCGAAAGCTGAAGCACTTACAAACAATAATATGAAAGTCAGTAACCTCATTTCTTTAAGATTTGAAGGACCAAAAGCAAAGCCATGAACACAAGGAATCCGAGCATGAATTTTGCCGTGAACGGTATGGATTCTTTTCCTTTTTCAAGATCAGCCATGGCCGTTACAAGCGTTTCAATCATTGCATTCTGAGCGTTCAGAATTTGAACAGGCGTTAAAGTATCCAGCCGATAGGTTGTTTTTCCTTCAGCATAAGTCCATTCCAATTCATTATCTTTTATTTCGGATAGTAGTTGAGTTGCTGATTTCTTTATTTTAAGTCCGAAAGAAGCGCCCAAAGTTGAACTATCCGCATGAACCTCCTTATCATCCTGATCAATATACAGGTAACCGTAAGTCGTTGGAGTTGTAAGATAATCGAGGTAAAGTTTATCGCCTATCTTTAATATAGTGTCCTCACTTGATGTTACGTAAGTTGCTACCAAACTAAAATCGCCCGTGTAGGCCATAGATCGAATAGTAGATTGATTAGGTGTTCCTTCTCCGCTTTCTACAATTAACCCACAGTTTTTAGAGGTTGCACCTACATAAGTTGCATACGACATACCGCCCAAAGTGCTACCTGTTACAAGTCCTCCGCTAACAAGGATATTAGGAACGGTTAACCTGTCACCTGCATAGGTAAAAGATGACATACCACCCACCGTGTTATCAGCAGTACCGTAAGCAACCTGGTAATTATCCGTTGCTACAGTTCCCGATCCGGTACCGCCTCCTCCCGTTGAAATATCACTCCAGGTAGTTCCTCTCCCGAATTGTAAACTTGAATCTGACTCACTTACCCGGAGCATCCCTAAATTACTTCCAGCAAGAACAGGTAATAAATCAGAGGGGCTCAGACTGATAATTCCAGTTGTTAACAGGTTGAAGTAATTGCCGGGAGAATTATAATCCCCGGTATTGAATGTTAAAGCTGAATTCGGCATATTAAAAGTGTACCCTACAGCATTCGGAACCAATGTATTATTATAGTTACCGTTTTCATAAAACCGGATGACCTGGTTTATATTCATTGTGTCGAGTGTGGTAACTATGGCAGCATCGCCAACGGCCACACCGTTCACATATAAAGGCTTATTGAAGTCAAAATAATTCAGGTTTGTTTTAATCTTTACAGAATCAGCACCCAGGGTTGTGGTAACATAGTCACCTTTATACGCCTGTCGGATTGTTTTATAATTTAACTTCCCGGTTGTCTGAGCCGTGCAAGCAGTTATAATTCCGAGAAATACAAATGCTAAAAATATCTTTTTCATGATAATGTTTTTTTCACTGAATAAAAGTTAGGCTTCTGGACCTTCTTGTCTGAATCTATATTCCAGAGCGTATAAGTTGTAGTATTGAGTGATAGGTATTCCCTGATCAGGTTAAAGGCATTGAAAGCAATTTCCCTATATTCCTGCTGAAGCCTTTTTATTTCGCCCGTGCTTGCGTGTTCACTGTCAGGAGTTGTTTTCTGCCTTAATCCTGTAGCTGTGGCCGTGACATGGCTTTCACCGATGTACTTTGCATAGTTCAGATAGGCAATGACGTATTTCAGTCCCTTATGCTTGATCTTTGAACCGTCGGCCCGGGTAAATTCTGTTTCAGCGAGTAAGGAGGTATAATTGGCAGGAGTTGCAGAAACAGCCTGATAGAATGCTGATCCTAACAGCTTATCAACTTCAAGGCTTTCAACTTCGGAAGCGATCTGAGCATAATTATTTTCACTGTTCAGGCTGAATTTCCTGAATGATTGTTGTTCAACCCATGAGAGTAGGAGTGCCATTACTTGTCTGTTTAGGGGTTCCGATCATTTTGACGGCTGCGTCATGATTAATACCGTAGATTTCCTCAACTATGGCAATTGCAGCATTGATATCCGTGGTTCCGGCTGATACGGATTGCTGAAGCTGAATGAGTGCAGTTACACCGCCGACCGATCCACGGAGCACAGCCTGTGATTTTCGTTTTTCTGTCAGTATAGACTCATCGCTGTTCTCGTCAACCTTCAGCGAATCCTTAAGACTGAACGGTTTAATTCTCCAGTCTGCATTATTCTTTAATGTTTCATCGGCACTGTGAGAATAGATATCTTTAAAGAGTTCGGAAAATGCTTCCCGGTCACTTTGAGTAAGGGCATTATAATAATTCACAGCCTCGACAAGCATTTCACCTGAAGCCTGGGAGAGTTTGCCCTGTTCGTAATCAATCAGGACAGCCGGAAGGGCCTTGATAGCTTTACGGATATTGTTTGCTAATGACTTTTCCCAGTTCTCGAACAGCTTATCATTGATCGTTGTCGGGATTTTTTCAACCTTGAACGTGCTGTTTGCTGCAAGCTGTCCGGTCTCTTTGTCGAATGTTGCTTCAAGAATGACAACACGGCCACCATCCGGGCCCATCATCTTTTGAATCTTCTCTACAGTTTCCTCACGCTCTTTGTCATCATCCGGAGGATCAATCAGAATTATCGCTTTATCAGAAAAACCGTCCCGGATTTCCCTGTTTTTATAAAGCTGGATCTGGTATTCAGTATCCATATCCAGATACACAGAATCAAAAGGAGAAAGCGGGTACAGGTATGAATCATCAATGCTGAAAAAGTATATCTGACCTTTGAAACCTGCAAAATTACCTTCTTTATCAATCCCGCCCGAATCCTTTACATTTTCAGATATTGCACTGATATTAAAATTATGGAACCAGGCAATATCCTTTTTATCGAACTTCTGGAATTCAGTATCTTTCGCCCAGTTCGGATGAACAGCTATTTTGCCTGAATATCCTAAAGCATCAGGATTGGAAAAGCGGCAGTTCTTAAAGGGAACAACCTTTGTTTTTCCTATCTGTCCCTCCAGGTTTTCATCACAGTGAATGAATACGCCGTTATGGGCAGCGATGCTCATTGCAGCATCCCTTCTGATTTTATCCAGTGTTACAGATTTCCCGTACTTATCCACCCCTATAATTACTTTTCCGATCTCGGGATTTTCAAAAGATGATCCTCCAATAAACTTTGCATATATCGAACGGCAAGCCTTTGCGGTCTGGCTTCCGAGAATGAGTTTTTCAACGATCTGAGGGTAATCATTATTCTTACCGAAGGACATAATACCGCTTATGCCATCGGTACGGATAGAACGATTAAGGGATATCGTTACTCTTTTTTCAACTTCTGAGTTAAGCAGTCGCATAGAAGTAACGATTTAGATTGTTTCAGCCTCGTTCTTCTTTTTTGCTTCTGATATGAGCTTGTTAAGCAGTGGCCGGGTGAGTTTCTTTTCGCCGATCTTCTTTACATCCTTGTAAAGCTCCGGGAATTCCTCTTCTTTGGTTCCAGCCTTCAGGAGTTCTGAGAATTCGTTTACACAGTCCTGTTCTTCAGGAGTGAGTTTTGAGGCCTGTGGTTTCTGAGGTAATACAGTGAAGTCGGTTTCAGTTAGGAAACCTTTTTTAAGAAGCATTTCAGCCTCTTCATCAGTTATAAGAAGACTGTTCCAGTGGCGAGCTGTGCCAGGAATATACTTCAGTCCGTTCCATGCAGGTTTGCATGTTCTAACTTGTGCTTTATCGTATTTTTCAGCCATTTCGATTCCGGTTTTAATAAGTTCTTGGTAATAGGTTCTTTGTGAATTCGTACAGGTCCGAGGTTGCCCCCCGCATAGGTAGAGCTTTGAATAGCAATTTAGTAATTGAAGAGAAAGAGGCGAAGCAACCACCTTTTCAAATGGTACACTGATCACCTCTTTCACGGTATCTGTAAGCATAATCTTAAGTCAATAAGGCTTCAAGAGTGCTTTTTGTAGTAGCATAATCCGTCACAAGGACGTTATACTGAGAGTAAGGCTCTTCTTCCTGCTCCCTGGTTGCCAGTTCGAGCGAACGAATTCCGTTATTCTCATTTGCCCGGCGTGAATCAGTGGTAACATAGAGTCCGGATTTGAACCCGTACCCTACGAATACACCGTCGCCACTTGTAGTTTTGTTCTTGTATTCGACAATAGCGCATACATCGCCGAGGCCGTCAAAGTTCAAAATTGAAGGAGCATCAAACTCGAAGCCTTTCATTGAAAGGAAGTGAGTGAAAGCATCAGCCAGGTCATCAGATACCTTGCGGTCATGGCCTGCATTGATATTCTTTTTAACGCCCGTGAGCTTGTAAGCCAGAGCAGCGCCGACGGCAACAATACCCGTTACCTTGTTCGGACTGGTCCCGTCATAGGTCAATGTCATATCTCCCCTGTTGAAGAGATAGGCCACTACCTCTAAACCCCCTACCGGCTGCGTTGTGCAGTTGGAGGTTATCGCTTTGGTTATCTTTGAAGTGCAGGACATTAGTTATAGAATTTAATCTCAATCCGTTTAACCTGAATACCAGTTCCAACACTGTCATTACCCTGTAATATCAGCCTGAATTTTAGATATCCAGGATAAAGCAGGGTATTAACGACTTTTGTAATCGTTCTTGCTGCTACAATTGTGGTATCGGTATTTGTGGTTATCTCATCGTTAAAATAATCTGTTGCAGCCGCCACGGTTTCTGTAACTTCACTGGTAACACCAAGTGATGTTTTTACAACCTTTGTTTCAGCGGTTATGGCAGCGGTTAAAGCCGATGCGATCAGATCCGAATAGGTTTCCCCGGCAAACTTCTTTTGCTGAACGGTAATCGCTACAGTAGTATCGGCACCGGAAACAGGTGAAAGAGTTACCAAGGCGTAAAAATGCAGCGGGCCAGCGGTCTGATTTTTCAACTGCAACACATAATCGATAGTGTCACGAGTTGTAGGGATAAGCCGGTCAGCGGTTATACCATTGTAAGCATACCATTGAGTTACTTTGAGATCAAGAGGTAACCCGGCATTGAGATTTACAGTCCGCTCCTGAGCGAATGTTACTGCGTAAAAGGCAAGAGCCAGTATAAAAAGAGAAATAAACTTTTTCATTTTGGTATTGAAGTTTTAAGAGTTTGCCGGGTTGTTGGCCCGGCATTCTCGGTTGTATTTAAAAAGCAACTGCCATAAGAGCTTCCTGCAGGTTCTTCTGATCGATCTTGTAAGCAAAATCGATATAATGCAGCTTTGTGACTTTGTCATAGAAGCTATCAAGAGAAGTCAGGCTTTCGCTGTCCGATGTTCCAACAGGAATATTGTTGATATCGGTCAGGATAGCACGATGAGGCAGATAATATGCAGTTCCTGTTGAAAAATAAGCACGTATCATCCTGTCCCAATCAGCACGGACAACGATAGGAATACCACGATACTGCCACTGGCTTGCGCCTTTTTCAGTACGGTCAAGGGTGAAAACCATTGACTTGTTTTCCATGAATGTCTGCCAGTTGTCGAACAGAGATTTTGTAACCTGGAATACCGGGTTATTGCCTTCAAAAATCCTGCTGTCCGCATTCTCATACAGGCTGCGGAATACTTTCAATGCTGAATCTTCAGCAAGGGTCAACTGAGCTTCTGAAGTAGCCTCGGCATTCTCAGGAATGGTATAATACTTCGATTTTGCAGCGGCACCGAGAGCCTGATCAGTTGCGATCTGTTTCCACATACCATCCAGCATATTGAAATAAGTCTTGGTTGTGCCAGCGGTCAGATGTCCACCTGAAGCAATAACTTCAGCGGCGGTGTCACCAAATTCCGATATACGGAGAATGGATTCAAGAAGAACATCCTGAACACGGTCAGTGATGAAAGCCATCATTTCATTGTCGACTTCTTCCCATGTTTTTGCTGCGATGCGTGACATTTTCCAGAACTTCAACAGCTTGTCAATGTCAGCCTGGCAATGGGTGATCCTGCCTGATATCAGTTTCGGAGTCCATGTTTTTTCCGATGTCGGGATGGTTCCTGCTTCTGCATTTACACCACATGAACCCGGATCGATCTTACCTACCATAGTGTATTTACCAAGGATAGGTATGAACTTGTCCATTTCAACGCCCGTCTGTACACCATGTACACGGGTAAGTTCAGGTTTGGAATATACCTGCTCCTGAATAACCTCAGCAAGCGATTGAGCTTCCGCTGTATTCAGAGTTAATGTTGAAAAATCAATTGTGCTTGCCATTTTTATTATTTATTTTTAAAAGGTTTCCGAACAATGTTTTTATCAGGATCACCGGCGGGCGGGTTGCCATCGGCAGGATCGCCAGCGGAGAACTGTGCTTTAAACTTGGTAAATTCAGCTTTCACCTCATTTACTGCCTTTTCGGCTTCTGCTTTTACCGTTTCGGCTTCGGCTTTTGCAGCCTTCAGGCTTTCGTTTTCAGCTTCGAGAGCAGCGATTTTATCCTTCAGGGCCTGGTTGTCATCGGCAGGTGCCGGAGCTTTGATTTCGTTTACAACGCCAGCCTCACATACAAGGATAGTACCGTCCGGCATCTGGAATTCACCCTGAGCAGGTGCACCGGCAGCCGTAACTTTTACGCCCTGTTTCAATTCTGAAGCGTCGGTAAGTTCAGGGAATTCAAGTTCATTGCCGTTTACATCGGAAAGCATGAGGGCCTTGATCTTCAGTTTCGCCATGATCATCTTCAGAAACTTTTCAAAGCCGCTGATTTTTTCTACAACTTCTTTATTATCCATTTGAGTATTATTTGATTTAAGTTTTGCAACTGCATTAATAGTAGGTTTTACCAGTGTGGCAAATCCTAACGATTCAATCTGTTCCGGTGTAAGTGGTATGTTCTCACCCATAAAGGCTTTAATCACGTTCACATCTGAACCCGTGGCGTTGGCATACCATTTAGCGTAATCGGATTCAACCTGTTGAAGTTCTTTTGAAGCGGCGGCCAGTTCAT